TCACACATACTATCATTGCCTTTGTCTTGCCAATATTTTAATCTTTTATATGCGTTGCGTTTCTGTGCTTGTGCTTCACGCTTTACACTCTTTAGTTCTGTTGCTTGTAATGTTATTGTTGTCATTTTCAATCTCCTTTAGTTAATCTCTGTGAGAGTTTGTTTCCTCTCACATTTATTTAGTCTTTCTGCCTAAATATGTTATCCAAATGTAAACAAGTTAAACACATAGATACATATGACAAATATTAATATTTCACCCATTGACATAATGTTTATTCCCCTCTAAGAAGAACTCTGCTTTAACTGAGTTCGCTGTGTTGCCCATTCTATAGTTCATAGTATACTTGCCCGTTGACTTGCTTGTATGTTTAAGTAAGTAGCGTGTTAGTATGCGATCTATTTCCTCAACTCCTTGTTGTCTTGCTTTGCGATAGAACAGAGGACTGTATTGTATCGCTAACTTAAGAGGAATGAGTTGCGAGCCTATCCCCACTAAGTTGTCATTTAATATACTCTTTGTTGTGCCTAAACTTTCACAGTCATCATTACAAATATAGTTGTGTTGTCTATCTACAATGCGTCTGCGTGAGTAAGCCCATTCATAACCCTCATTAATCACATTGACTAAGTCTTCTATGTGTGTTGATTCTATAGTGTCATCTTCATCTAACATCATATAGTAAGTGCCGTTTACAATGTAAATCATAGCACCGTATATTCTATGCCCGTTGTATTGACTATGCCCCGTAGCGTGAGGTAGTTGTATATACTTTGTTATGTGTTCAAGATAAGTGTGGGGTATTGCTACCCCGTCAAACACTATAATGTGTTCAATGTTAGTGTATGTCTGTGCTTTAACACTCGTAATGTTATCTAACAACAGAGGACTTGCTGTTGTAGGGGTAATAATACTAACTAACGGTTTCATCGCTTGTCCTCTATAATATTAGCATATACATTTGCTATGTCAATACTTGCGTTAATACGCTCTTGCTCTAATCTCATTTCTTGTTGTTTGTGTTCAATATACAGTTGTTGATCCGCTGTTAATCCCCAATGCCATATCTTGTCCCAACTGTGATGAGGAATAATGTGTTGTATATAGTTGTTCATATCATCCCTCCATTCTGCGTATCATTGCTTTGTATTCAAACGAGTTCATATACTCTGCGTTGCGTCTATTCATCTCTTGTGCTTCTGCTCGTATTTTACTTGTTTTGTAATCAACATATACGGCTTCTATGCGAGTGATAGGCGGAGGTGTAATAGTTGCTATCTCTTTACACTTCTGATCAATACATTCAATCAATACAGAGGGTTTTTGTTCTACAGGATCAGTTGCGTATGCGGCTAATGCTGATAGAGGAATACATACCCCTATTAATAATACTGCTATTTGTGTTGTGTTCAAGTTCATTACATATACTCCTCATTAAGTGCGTCTTGTTCCATCTTCCATTCTAACGCCGCTTGATGCTGTTCAAATACCCAAGCGTCATACTCATATAAGTCTTCTTCACTTAGTTGTTCCCATTCAATAATACTATTTTTTATTTTACTCATTTCAAATCTCCTTTTCTATTCAAGTAAATGTAAGTTTTATTTCCTTACACATTTATTTATATAAAGTTCAAAAAAACCCCTAATAATAGAGGTCTTTTTTATTAGTGTTTTAGTGCTTGAGCGAACTCTTCACTTGCTAACTTCTTGTTAAGTGCTATAGCCTCTTCTGTAAGTGTGCCTTCTTTCATATGCCCTAACATAACGAGTTCAATAACTGCTCTTATTTCATCTTCTGTTGCTTGATGTTTTAATAATGTTATTGTGCGTTCTAATACAATGAGTAAATCCTTATTCATTTGTATCTCCTTGAGGTTGCGGTTCAGGGATAACATCTGCGGGGATAACTGTATCTGTTGCGGGTTCAGGGGGATTAAGTTGTAGCCCCTTGTGTTTTAATGCTTCAATAAGTTCAGCATCTGTTTTAGGCATAAAGAGGTAAGTTCCACAATGTCCTAACAATACTCTACAGTCTGCCCATATCTTATTGTTTTCATTTAGTCCTGCCCAGCGACGACAAAATGTCCAGTCTTCACTTAGATAGCGTTGTTGTTCATCAATCACTGTGTCAAATATAGCATACATAAACGGTTCGTATTGTTTGCCCAATGCTATGTCATCAATGTATTTTGTTTCAGGATATGCTTCTATTAACTGCTCATATACTTCACGCTTAAACATCAAGAAACCTGTTGCCATTGTTTCTACTTCAACAACTAAACCGTCAATCTCACCATACCATCCTTGTTCATTGCGTTTGCGATTAAAGTTATAGTCAATAGGCAAGCCCTTTTTGGGGTATAATCCGCCTATTACTTCTTTGTCTGCTTGTAGCATATTAACAATGTCATTAGGTTGGAATCTAATGTCGCTATCAATAAAGAGAAAGTGTGTTGCTTGTGGGAAGTTTTTAAGTCCTCTTGCCATTAAGTTATTACGACCGCGTGTGATTAAACTTTCATTGCCTATTGTATCTAAACTAACTATCAACCCCATAGACGGGGCAATGTTTAGAAACTGTAATATACTTGACATTACTACTTCATATAACATTCCAGCATAGCACGGAATCATAATGTGTAAGTGTTTGCCCTTAAACTGCGGCATCAGTGTTTGTGTAGCCTCTGCTACAGGTTGTTTTTTAATAGTTGTTTTGTTAAACTTCTTCATTTCATTTCCTTTTAATAATGTTTGTGATAGAAAGACATAATGTGATCCATAAACAGTTCAGCATCAAACTCTCCACCTTCGCTTATACTACCATCTTCTTCAACATAGTATATCCCCACGGGTCCGCCAGCATACTCAGGGGCAATAATCATCATCTTGTCGTGTGATTTACTGCTAACTGTAATATCTGGACTATTTTCAATATCACCTCTGTGTATAAACTCTACTCTTGTTCTCATTGTGTTATCCTTTTATATGCTATACTACCTCTTAGAGTAAATCCCAACTGTTCGTGTAGTTTAAGAAACGCTTTTTGTTCTGCTCTAACAGTTGTGCTGACTAATACGGGTATTTTATGTAGATGACACCAACCTTCCCACATTTGTATTGCCTGTGCCACGATAGTAATGCGTTGTCTTGTAGATAATGTTAAGTCACAATGTATAAACTTTGCTTCAGCCATTTCATCTCTGCTGTAAGTAGTAAAGCCATTACGCCCTAACCAAGCCCACGCCATAAGTTTATTAGATTCTTTGTTGCGGGCTACTGTTAGTAATGTTTGGCTTTTGTTATACTTCTGTGTTGTTAACGCTATCTCTAAACTGTATGCGAGATACATTCTATCTGGAGTAAATATATGTTCAACTTCATTTTGGAACATACCCTCTGCCATTAAGACTATTTCAGGTATATCCTTATTAGAGGCTAACTCCCATTCCCAAGCATCGCTTTCATCAGGACTGAACAACATCGTTTTTCTCTTTAGGTTTACGATTGCGTGTTTTAGCACCTTTACCATTAGCATACATAATACGATTTCTATCGCTTAATGTGCCAACGATTAAATGATCTGGATTAACACAAAGAGGATTACTACAAGTGTGTATTACACTTTCGCCTTTCTCTAATGCTCTTCCTATCATCATTCGTGCTACAATGCGGTGTGCTACTTCCATTGTGCGTTTCATACCATCTTTGTAGATAACGCCAAATATACCATAACCTTGACGATGTTTACTACCTGTCCAGTTGATACAGCCATTCTCACCTTGTTCATTTAGTGTGGCAAACTTGTCAACCTTAGTGTAGATATCGTGTAGTTCAGTATATTCTTCTAACTTTACTTTGCGTCCCATTTCTTCATATCCTCTTTACTTGTCAATAATGCCAATGCCATATTGTAGATAAATCCAACTAAGATTGCTGTGCTAATAACTAATCCGCTGTATTCCCATACATATTGATTTAATGCGGCCATACCTAATACAAATGCTAAGATAGCACCAATATAACCTGTTGTCCATAATCCTGCTTTAATGTGTTTGTTCATTTCATTTCCTTTTTATGTTAGTGTAGTAGGTTTAAGTGTTATACAGAAAGGGCGAAAAGAACACTTAAATTGTTTAGCCCTTCTACCTACTACATATTTATTTAGTCATTTCCAATAAATTTAGCCTGTTATGTAGTTCATCATACATATTAACCAAATGCGTTTGATTCTGACTAAGTCCCGCGAGATGTTTTAATATCATTGCCTGTTGTTCTTTCACTTCTGCTATGCCTATCATTGTTTGTTGTAGCATATCATATGGATCAAAATTTGGGTTCATCATTTTATTTCTCCTACTAATGTTAACAAATGTTCTACTTCTTTAGTGCGTTCTACAGTTAACTTACGCTTTATTTCCTTAAACACAAACTTACTACCAGCACCATTCGCTTGATTAAGTGAGAATGGGTCATTAATGGCATCTAACTCTTTAAGTAATGTTTCTTCCAATATTCTCATTTCATCAATAGGACCCATTTCTAATATAGTGCGTTCCCAATCATCTAAGTCTTCATTGTTTAATACTGTAGAGGAACTAATGTATCCATCATTAGTATGTCCTTGATGTGATCCTATGTAATAGCGTCCATCTATTTTATGTCGCCATATGTAAACAAATCCTGTCATTTCTTTTTAACTCCTTTTAATGTTTTACTAATCTTATCTGCCCAAGTTATTTCTCTGCCCAACATTGCTTGTCTAATCTTTTCTTTAGTTTCATCAGACATAGGATTGCGAACTGGTGTCTTTCTTATGGCATCTTTCATTTTTTGTTTTGCTTGTTCTGTATGTTGTTTGAATACAAAATCTTTACGACCATTTGTCATATTGTAGGACATAGGATCGTGTGCGGCATCACGCTTTAACAATTCATTGTATTCACGCTCTACTGTTTGTTCTTTGTTTTGTCCAATATACAATATAGTTTTACGCCATAAACTGGGTTGTTTTCTAATAAGTTCTTTTACAACTTTACTGGAAGTTATATAACCGTCATATGGGTGAGCAAATCGTGCTGTTCTACTGCCTATATACCACATATTATTGCTAATGTTTGTCCACATATATACATAGGGTTGATATGTTATTGAGTCCATATATTAGTCCTTCTAAATGTGCGTGTTTTTTTCTCTATGGGTAAATCAAGTTCAAATACATTGTTCCATACTTCTCTCATACTCATAATACCACGCCAAGCCTTGCTCTTGAAGTCAAGTCCTATTTCTCTTTTGTCCATTACACGGAAGTGTGTTCTGTTGTGTTTGAGAATGATTTCTTTTATTTCAAAAAAGATGTTTTTATGTCCAGCATCAAAATATTCTGGGTGATGGCGTTGTAATACCTCAAGTGAGTTGATTATGAGAATCCAGTCTGTATTACTCCAGGTGTGAAGGTATGGATCCCAAATTGATTTGTCATCTATCTGGAGTTGTCCTGTTTCCATTACTCTCTTATTGAGGTGAGTGGCTATGTCTTCCCATAACTCAAAGCCAACTTCTGTTAGTGATTTCATTTATATCTCCTTTCATTTCATTACATATTTATTTATGCCTATGTCATTTATTTGTTTACATTACAGGTTTGTTCTGCGAACAAACAACACTTCGTCTTACTTCGTATGACTCGTGTTATTTTCTAAGCGAAGCGAAACTACAAGACGCCAACTGATGAGCGACAGCGAAGTGGCGTCGCGTGGGTGGTTGCGTAGCAACTACCCTTAATAGTTAAGTCATTTGTTTTTATTTGTTTTTGGAATCGTCAATTGCCATAGTCAAAGTTTAGCAACACATTTTTTTTGTAAAATGCGATTCCAGGAAGCGATAGTTTATGCGTGATTATGTCCTTGACTGCTTCTGTCTCGTAATATAAATCTATTATTCCCAGCGTCTGTAATTTAATGCTTTCGCAACCTGCTTTTGGCTTAACCGCTTACAACATTAGTGTATGGCTACACATTGTTTAGGTAAACTTATATTATCGTAATGTCAATAAGTAATCGTTATTTCGCGTTATTATATTGTCACTATGGACGGTCCTTGTTTTAGACCCTTATTAACTAATGTCTCCTCGTGTATTCTCACGCATTAGTTATGTAAAGATATTTAGTTGGAATGCTACATCGTAATCAATGTGTTTAATTAACAATACCCACGCCTGGGAATTAAACAGCCTGTTAAACTTAGGGAGCGAACTATATCAATTGGAGATTGAAATGAGGCCTATGAGAAGCACTAATTATCAAGTATAACACCCCAACTAAATATCTTTACAAATTTATTTATCCCTTTAAGGAAAAAATACCATCTTTGCTAATATACTACAGGCTCCTACTAATATTGCCCATAGTATCATATTGATTCTGTCTGTAATCTTGTCATTGTATTTTTGACTTTGCTCAAGGTGAGATTTCATATCTTTTTTAATCTCAGCAACATCCTCAACTAAAGCATCTACTTTAGTTTCTACAATGGCAAGGCGTTCATTGTTATTAGTCATTTTCGTCACCAACTGTGGCTGTAATCATCCAAATGAATCTGTTTAATTCTCTTGTTCTATCTTGTGCGTAATTGCTAATATCAATGTTGGTATCATCACAAGCATCATATAAATCTTTATATACTTCTACTAATGTTTCTAAATCTTCTTCTACATTAGCCAAATAATCACCTACGATAGGTTCATCATATACTCTGCTTAAGCCAATAGCAATACCTAAACTTGGAGGCATTTTAACACCAATACTGCGTAGGAATTCCCCTAAGGTATCAATCTGTTCTTGTAGTTCTTCATAAATCTTTTGTAGCAACTTGTGGTCGCTATAGAAATTCCTACCTGTTGTATTAGCGTGTGCGGCGTGACTGCGATAATATGCTACTAAATTGCTACCAAACGCTTCTAATAATGCTTGTTCTATCATAATTATTTTCCTTTAACTTTTCCACGATACCATTTAGCCATTGCGACTTTGGCTTCTTTACTTGTCATTTTGCTAATGTCTGGTAATTCTTTTGGATCAATTTTGATACCAGTTTGCTTTTCAATATCACTAATAACATATGGAGTGAACTTTCTAACACCATTCTTTTGTGTTGTGCTTACCCAACCTTTAATATCAAACGCTTCACTTGGATTTTTTGGTTTAACTGAATTGGTTATAGCACTTGCTTCCATTGGCACTTCATCTAAGTGCGATAAAGCATCCATACCTTTTGGAGTTTCTTCAACAGGTTGTTTTGCCAATGCTTCACGAGTTTTTTGTAATTGTGGACTTGGTGTTTTAACAACAGGAGTTTCTTTAACTGGACCGCGAGCACGAATTTCTGCCATTCTTGGATCTAATGGTTTAGGAGCAACTGTTGGTGCTACTGTTGGTGCTGGAACAGCAACGCCTTCAGCATTTATAGTTGCTGGTGGTGTTTTGCCACGAGCACGAATTAAATCTAATATTTCTTG